GGCGGCTACTACGAAGTCCCGTTCGGGTACGCCGGCATCATCCATGGCATCTGGGAGAGCGCGACCGGCAGCGCCAGAGTCACGGAGCTGACGTAGATGTCTGCGTACAGCGATGTCGTCCTCTCGGACTCCCCCATCGTCTACTACCGACTCGGCGAGCCGAGTGGAACGACGGCCGACAACGCCGAGGGCACGGCTGCCCGTGACGGGACGTATCGGAACGCGCCGACGCTCGGGGTCACGGGGCTCCTCACCGGGGACGCGGATACCGCCGTCAACTTCGCTGCCGCGTCAAGCCAGGACGTGTGGCTCGACACGGGGAACATGCCCGCTGGGTCGTCGGGGGGCGTCAGCATCGAGACGTGGGCGAAGTGGGGCACCATCCCCGTCGTCGATACGACGCAGACCATCGCCACGTGGGCGGCGAACGGGACGACCGGCAACGCCCGCCTCCAATGGCGATGGTTCGACGCGACGCACCAGTGGTTCCACTACGACTTCACGGACGGCACCAACTCCGTCGAGGCCACGTCGCTCGATACGCTACTCGGAGCGTGGCTTCCGACGGTCGGAGTGGCGTATCACATCGTCGTGACGCACGACTACACCGCGAAGACGGTCACGTTCTACGTCAACAGGACGGACATCGGCACGGCATCGCAGCCGAGCGGCTACGGCGTCGGCATCGCGGTCCCTTCGGGGTCGTGGCTCTCCGTCGGGTCGTATGCGTCGAACTACTGCTTCGACGGCACGCTCGACGAGGTAGCGGTCTACAACAGCGTCCTCTCTCCGACACGCATCGCCGCGCACTACACGGCCGGGATCCCCGCCGTTCCCGGCATCACGCAAGTCACGATGGGGATGGTCTGATGCCGCTCTTCCAGCCGTGGATCTCCGTCCCGCCGGCGCTCGAACCCGACATGCAGAGGCTCGACACCGGGCACTTCCTGCTCCAGTACGGTCGGCTGAAGCTCTCCGGGTCGAACCGGCTGACCATCGCCGGGACGACCGAGGTCTATCTGAGCGAGTTCGGCAGCCGGGTGCCGACGGTCTACGTTGGCGTCCCGCGGCTCGCGAACCGCTCGTGGACCGTCCCGAGCGGGTGGGTACACACGGTCGAGGATCGACTGATCCTCGCCATCGACCAGCGGGCGACGATCGAGGGCAACGCCGATCTACGCATCCACAACGACATCGCGCCGCGCGCCCGCCTGACACTGGAAGGACGAGGAGGACAGGTCTAATGGCCGACATCTTGATCGACAACCAGACGCTACCGGGCACACCGGCAAACGGCAAGACCGCCATCTTCGTGGACTCGACCACGAAGAAGCTCGCGTTCGTGGACGACGCGGGGACCGTGGGCGGGCGGCTCTACCATCGCGTCTCGACGGCCAGCCAGTCGGGCATCGCGGTCACCGACGTCTACATCGTGGACTCGGGTCTGCTCATCCCGTCGTTCGGCATGAAGGCCGGCATGGTCTTCCGCTGGTGGGTCGGTATCGACAAGACGGCGGCCGGCACCACCGCGGCGATCCTCAACATCCGCATCGGTGCCGCGCAGTCCACCGGCGACACGAGCCGGTCGGGTGCGATGACGCAGGTCGTCGCGCAGTCGGCCGCGCTCTGCGGCGGGATCATGATGGTCCAGGCGGTCGTGCGGAACGTCGGCGCGTCGGGCGTGCTGTCGTGTGCGTGGGGCTTCGCCACCGGCACCGTCGGGCTCGGCTCGGGCTCGCAGATCGCCGCCAGCTCGTATGACAACCAGGCCGAGGCCGGCAAGTATTGCGGCCTCTCGGTCACGTCGGGCACGTCGGCGGTCTGGAACATCCTCAACGTCCAGGGCGAGATCATCGGCTAGTTCCTGTTAGGGGGAGCGCATGAGCCTCCTGCTCCTCCTGCGTGGTGCCGGTGGGCCGGCGTCGCTCGTCGCCACCGCAGCCGATACGGTCGGCAGCCTGACGGACGCACCGACCCGGCTGTTCATCGGGACGCGCTCGGACGCCGACAGCATCGGTTCACTCTCCGAGGTGGCAAACCGGCTCGGCGTCAAGGCACGCACGGCGGCCGACTCACTGGGCTCGCTCTCTGAAGTCGTTGCCCGAGCCGTCATGGCGAAGGCACGGACGGCCGGCGACTCGCTCGGCTCACTCTCCGAGGTGGCGAACCGCCTCGGCGTCAAGGCACGGACCGCCGCCGACAGCATCGGCTCGCTCTCCGAAGTCGTCGCCCGAGCGGCGATTGCGAAGGCACGGACCGCCGCCGACAGCATCGGCTCGCTGTCCGAGGTGGTCGCGCGCGGGACGACGGCATTCGGTAGGGCGGTCGGGGACGCTCTCAGCTCGCTCTCCGAGGCGGTCGTCGCCGTCAAGAGTGCCGGGGTCTACTTCGCAACGGTCGGCGACAGCCTGGCGACGTTGTCCGAGACGGTGGCTCGTGGCGCGACCGCGTTCGGTCGCACGGGGGCGGATAGCCTGTCGAGTCTTTCCGAGGCAGCCGTCCGGCTCGGCGTCAAGATCCGCACCGTGGCCGACAGCATCGGGACGCTGTCGGAGGCCGTCGTCCGCGGCGCGACGGCCTTTGGTCGGACCATCGGCGAGACGCTCGGGGCCATCTCCGAGGCGGTCGTCGCGCTCAAGGGCGGCGCCGGGTACTTCGTCCGGTCCCTAGCCGACGGCCTCAGCGACATCACCGAGAGCGTCGCCCGTGGGCAGAAGGCGTGGGTGCGGGCGGCCGGGGACACCATCGGGACGCTGTCCGAGGCGGTCGTCAAGCTCGTCTCGCGGGCTCGGACGGCGGCCGACAACCTGCCGTCGCTCACGGAAGCGGCGACCCGCGTCAGCGTCAAGGTCCGCCAGGCGGCCGACTCGGTCGCCACGCTCGTCGACTGGATCGTGGCTTTCATCCTCGGCTTCATCGCGGGACGTGGACCCGAGGGCTCCGCATCGAGCGCCGCCCCGACCGGCGAGCGAGCGTCCTCGGCACCCGAGGGCTCGGCCGAACCCTCCGTGCCGGACGCGACCGGGACGGGCATCGCACCGACAGGCACAGGCACCAGCTCGAGGCCGTAGATGAACATCCTCCGCATCAACGTCGACCCCGAAGTGCTCGCCACCAATGCCTACGGTGCCGGCGCGCTCGTGCGCGTCGAGCGGTCTGCGACCGGCGGCGGCGCGGGCTATGCCGAGCTGGGCACCGTGGCGATCGTCGCGGGCACGATGGCCGCGACGTACTACCACCAGACCGGCGCGAGCTCCGACTGGTACCGGACGCGCTACAGCAACTCGGTCAACACGCTCCAGAGCGAGTACGGCGGCGAGTTCCAGGCAGGCGGGCCGCAGCCGTACGCGACGTTCAACGGCGTGAAGGCGCGCCTCGGGATCACGGACACGACCGACGATGCGCTGCTCGAGACGTACGTCAGCCAGGTCAACGACTGGCTCGAGGAACGGCTCGGCCGCCCGGTCGGCCCGGACAACGGCGCGACGTACGTCTTCGACGGCGACGGCACGAGCCGGCTTCGCGTCGTGCGCGGGATCCGCGCCGTCACGTCGCTCACCGTGGCACCCCAGACCGGCGCGACGCCGCTGACCGTGCCAGCGGCGGACATCAAGCTCATGCCGCCGACCGGCGACCGGATGCCGCGTCACCCGGCCGACTGGATCTGTCTGTCCGACATCCCGTCCGGCGGCGTCAACGTCTTCGGCCGCGGCTACGGGACGGTCACCGTCGTCGGGGACTTCGGCTTCGCGTCCATCCCCGATGCGCTCGAGGACGTCGCGACGACGTGCGTCGTGTCCAAGTACCGGGCACGCGGCGCGGGTGGAGGCGACAACTACACCCTCGGCGTGGACGGCGAGCGGACGTTCGAGCGGTTCCTCGGGTACGAGGACAAGATCACCATCCGGCGCTACGCCGTCGGGCCGATGGTGGCGTGATGGGACTCACCGCGGACATCGCGACCGCCATTGCCGCTACCGTCGCCGGCGCGAGCGGGATGCGCGGCTGCGCGCCGACCGACCCCGACACGATCCCGGGCACCCCGTACGGCGCCGTCGGGCTCCCCAAGGTGCACGTCGAGTCGGGTGCCTGGGAGCGCATCACGTATACGTGGCCGATCCGGCTGTTCGTCGCCCGCGTGGCCGACGGACCCCGGACGGTCGTGTCGGTCTACGACCTCATCGACGCGATCATCGTCGCGTTCCGCACCGGCATCAGCGGCGGCCTCTCGGCGTCGGGCGTGCTCCAGACGCTCATCGAGACCGGCGACGCCGACCGCTTCTATGACGTCGGCGGCGAGACGTATCAGGCGTTCGACATGGTCGTGACGACGACGGTCGGGCGCAGCACGACGTACACGGCATGAGCGCCCGCTTCCACATGGACGCGAGCGAGGTGGATGGCTATCTTGCCCAGGTCACCGAGCAGAAGCGGGCTAACGCGCTCCGCGTCTCCACGACCGCGGGCGCGAAGGCCGCCGTGCCGATCCTGCGAGGCAACACGCCGAGGGGCGCGACCGGCAACCTCGCCGCGTCGGTCCAGGCCAAGGCGATGCGCAAGCAGTACGGCATCGGCTCGGTCGTCGCGCCGATGACGCGCAAGGGCCGCATGAGGGCGGGCGTCCGCGGTGCGGGCACCAAGGCGCAGCACCGGCACCTCGTCGAGTACGGCACACGTCCGCACATCATCGCCGGCCGCAACGGCGGCTTCCTTGCGATCGGCGACCGATACATGCGGGCGGTCTCGCATCCTGGCGCCCGGGCTAACCCGTTCCTGGCACGGAGCGCCGCCGCGATGACGACGGCGGCCTATGCCGCGTTCGAAGTCCGCATGGTGCGATACCTGGAGACGGGGAGAGAGCCCAGTGAGTGAGAAGGCGACCGTGCGCATCTACCCGGTCGGCCAGTCCGGCGCCGGCCAGCCCTACATCGACGGCGTGCCCGCGACGATCACCGACTGCGATCCCGTCCGGGCCGAATGGCTCGTGTCCACGGGCGCGTTCACCTACACCGAGCCGGGGCCGGCGCTCGCCGAGCCCGCCAGCCCTGACGAGGAGACCGACGCATGACGACCTACGCACTGCGGACCCTCTATTCCATGCGGGGCGCGATCGAGGGGACGAAGGGGACCGATCTCACCCCGACCCGCATCCTCTACCCGACGTCCGGCGAGGAGACGCGCTCGGTCGGGAGCATCGCCATCCAGCCGCTGCGCAACTCGTATCGGCCGACGACGCTCGTCTATCCCGGCATCGACAAGACCGGGCTCAAGCTCGAGGGGCCGTTCCTCTACGACGAGCAGGCGTTCTGGCTTTCGGCTGCCGTCACCGGCGGGCTCTCGGGCTCCGGTGGCAGCGACGGGAAGACCTGGCCGTTCCTCCCGAACGCGACGACCGACAACGTCAAGGCCCTCACGCTCCAGTACGGCTGGGTAGGCGGCGCCACACTCTGGAAGCTCAACTACTGCCAGGTGGACAAGTACGCCGTCAAGTTCGAGAAGGGCAAGGAGCTCACCTGGAGCGCCGACATCGTCAGCCCCAAGGCGCCCGTCGAGATCGGATCGTTCACTGGCGCCCTCAGCGACCTCGTCCACGTCGGCGCGGTCGGCACGCTCTGGCAGACGTACATCGACACCTCGACGATCGGCAGCACGGCCGACCCCGCCGTCGTCTCGGCGGACTGGGAGCTCGACAAGGGCGTGACCGTCACGTATCCCGCGAACGCCACGGGCGTCGGCATCGACGTCGTCCGTCCCAAGGCGGAGACGTGGAAGCTCACCCTCACGCGGCTCTATACGACGAATGCCGAGCGGGTCCTCTACGCCGCCAAGACGGAGCGCAAGATCCGGCTCAAGGTCACTGGGCCGGCGATCGGCGCCGGCGCATACACGTTCCAGCTCGACTGCTACGGCTACATCGACGACATCAGCTGGGCCGAGGTGGACGGGGTCATGACCGAGAAGATCACCGTCCTGCCGCTCTACGACGTGACTGCCACATCGGACTACGTCATCAGCCTCATCAACTCCATCGCCGCGATCACCTAGGAGACGGACGTATGACGACCTACAGCCTTCATACGCTCTTCGGGCTCCGGGGTGCGCTCGAGGCCGCGAAGGGCGACGCCACCGCTCCGACCCGGCCGCTCTACCCGACGACCGCCGAAGAGACGCGATCCTTCGGCAGCATCGCCGTCCAGCCGCTTCGCAGCAACTACCGCCCGACGACGCTCGTCTATCCCGGCATCGACAAGACGACCCTCAAGCTCGGCGGGCCGTTCCTCTACAACGAGCAGTCGTTCTGGATGAGCCTCGCCATCACCGGCGGGCTCACCGGGGCTGGCGGTGGCGCGGACAAGACGTGGTCGTTCACCCCGACCGCCGCGACGGACGACGTGAAGTCGGCAGCACTCGAATACGGCTGGGTCGGGGGCACGACGCTCTTCGCGCTCAACTACTGCCAGGTGGACAAGTACCGCCTCAAGTTCGCAAAGGGCTCCGAGGTGACGTGGGAAGCTGACATCGTCAGCCCCAAGGCGCCGACCGCCATCGCGAACTTCACCGGCACCGGCACCGATCTCGTCCACATCGCCGCTCCGGGCCCGACGGTCAACTGCTACATCGACACGACGACGATCGGCACGACGCCGGACCCGCTCGTCGTCTCGGCGGACTGGGAGCTCGACAAGGGCGCGGTGGTCACCTATCCGCTCAACGCGACGACCGTCGGCATCGACGTGGTGCGGCCCAAGGCCGAGAACTGGAAGCTCACGCTCACGCGGATGTACGGGACGAACACCGAGCGGACGGCGTACATCGCGAAGTCGCTCCGCAAGATCCGCCTGGCCGCCGTCGGGCCGTCCCTTGGTGGCGGCACGTACAAGCTCTGGCTCGACTGCTACGGCTACATCGACGACATCAGTTGGGCCGAGGTCGATGGCGTAGTCGCCGAGAAGGTCACCGTCCTACCGCTCTACAACGTCGCCGCCGGCAGCGACTACGTGGTCGTTCTGGTCAACGCGCTCGGCAGCATCACATAAGCCGGGAGGGGCCATGCGAGCCAAGATCAAGTATCACCGTCGGTCGTATACGGTTCGGCCGAACGGCAACCTCACCGGGGCCGAGTTCATCATGACCGGCCTCACGCTCGATGAGGGCGCCGGCTACGACGCCGGCGCCTATGACGGCCCGCGCCTCCGAGAACTCATCACGAGCCACGTCGTGAGCCACAACCTCGACGTGAGCATCGGCGACATCGACCTCGCCGATGTTCGAGGGCTCTTCGAGGCATGGTCCGCCGCGATGCAAGAGGCGGCGGTCCCCCCGCCTTCCGCCGCGAGCTAGCCGAGGCACTGGCGCTCGCGGCGCAGGGAGCCACCGCCCTCATGCCGTTCCTCTACCTGCTGGACGTCCTCGCGCGCCGCTACGGCCTCGCCCCGTGGGAGCTGCGTGACGCGCCGTACGAGGACGTCATGCGTGCCATCCACATCATGAACGTCGAAGGGCAGGCGAAGGTCCGTGGCTGACAAGAGCGTCATCTTCACTCTCATCGCGAAAGACTCGGCCTCGGCCGCCCTCAAGAGCGTCGAGAGCTCGATGCACGGTCTGCACGGAGCGAGTGGCAGGCTCACCGGCGCCATCGGCGGGCTCGGGGGCGCGCTCACGAGCCTGCCCGCGCTCATCGGTGGGGCGGGAGTCGTCGCGGCGATCGTCGGCATGACCAAGGCTGCGGCCGATGACGAGGCGGCGCAGAAGCGGCTCGGGGCGGCGGCCAAGGCGAACATCCCCGGCTTTGACGGCAACACGGCGGCGCTCGAGAAGACCGTCACCGCGACGCAGAACATGGCGTTCACCGACGACGCGGCCCGCGACTCGCTCACCCGCCTGCTCACGAGCACCAAGGATGTCGGTGAGGCGACCCGGCTCAACGGGCTCGCGATGGACTTCGCGCGTCTGAAGGGCATCCCGCTCGCGGACGCGGCGAACATCATCGGCAAGGTCCACGACGGCAACGTCGGCATCCTGAGCCGGTACGGCATCGTGCTCGAGAAGGGCACGACCGCGACGGAGGCGCTCGCGGCGATGCAGACGGTCTCGGCCGGCCAGGCGCAGACGTACGCCGACACGACCGCCGGCGGCATGGACCGCATGGGCATCGGGATCGGCGAGCTCGGAGAATCGGTCGGCACGCTCTTCCTGCCAATCATGCAGGGGCTCGTGACCCTGCTCAACACGTCCGTCATCCCGGCGATGGAGGGCGTCGTCACGATGATCAAGGGCTGGTTCGCCGAGAACTCCACGCTCGTGACCGGCATCGGGACGACCCTCAGCACGACGCTCGGCAACCTGTGGACGCTGATAAGCACGCAGATCATCCCGGTCGTCGTGGACATCGGCGGCAAGTTCGGCGCCTTCGTCAACGTCATCGCCACCAAGGTCGTCCCAGTCCTGCTCGACTTCGCGAAGCGCGTCTGGGAGGGCGGGCTCGGCAAGGCCATCGGCGTCGTCGCGGCCGTGCTCGGCGACGTGCTGAAGTTCCTCGGCGACCTCTACACGACGATCTACACGAACGCGGACATCATGGCCGGGCTCGCGACCGTGGGCGACCTGATCGGCGTCGCATTCGGGCTCGTCGCCGACGCGATCTCGGCGGCGTGGGGCTTCATCAAGAACCTGTTCAGCGCCATCGCGTCGAACACGGCCGTCATGGACGGGCTCAAGACCATCGTCGGCCTCATAGGTACGGCGTTCGGGATCTTCAGGGATGCCGCTAAGACCGCATGGGAGGTGGTGCAGGGCTTCTTCGACTGGATCCAGAACAACCCCGTCGCCCAGGTCATCGGCGGGCTCGGCGACGCGATCTCCAACACGCAGGGCGCGCAGAAGCCGGCCTTCACCCTCGGCGGGCCGCAGGCCGAGGGTGGCCCGGTCCGCGGCGGCGTCGGCTACCTCGTCGGCGAGCGCGGCCCCGAGCTGTTCGTCCCCGGCTCGTCCGGGGGCATCATCCCCAACGGTGCGCTCGGCGCCGGCGGCCCCGTGAGTCTCAACGTCACGGTCTCGGGCGCCGCGATCTTCGACCCGTACGGCGCCGCCGCGCAGCAGATCGCCGACGCGCTCCTGCCCGGCGTCCGGCGCGCCCTCACGCGCAACGGGATGTCGCTCGCATGAGCGAGGTCGCGGTCCTCTCCGTCCTCATCGACTGGACGGGCACGGCCACGTACGTCGACGTGACGGACAAGGTCGACTCCATCAACTGGCAGCGCGGTGCCAACGCGGACCTCTCGGGCAGCGCCGTCGGCCAGGCGACGATCGTGCTCCTCAACCACGACGGCACCCTCGACCCCGACGCGGATAGCTGGGACGCCGGGACCGTCCGGATCCGTGGCACGTACAGCGCGACCGTCTACCCGCAGTTCACCGGCCGCATCACCCGCTGGACGTGGGACCCCGCCGGGCGGACGGTGACGCTCACGGTGTCCGACGTGCTCGCCGACCTTGCCGCCGCGACCGTCTACATCCCGCCGCCCACCACCGCGAGCCCGAGCGGCTATCGCGGCCTCGTGCTCGACGCGTTCACAGCCCCGAACTACAACCCGACCGCCAACCCGTCGTTCGCGACCAATACGACCGGCTGGTCCGCGACGGGCATCATATGGGGGAACGCGACGAGCATCACGCGGAGCACGGGCGACTGGGCGTCGGCGAGCTGTGCGGCGGATACCGCCTGCGGCGTGGCCGTCTACCCGGTCGGCAACACCGAGGTCAACTGGCTCGTCACGGGGATGAAGGTCTACGGCGCGGAGGCGTTCACCGCATCGGTCTACCTGAAGTCGGCCGGGGCGAACACGACCGTCGCCATAGTACTGGGGCAGACCGGGGCGGACTACGAGACCACGTACTGCGCGGTGACGTCGTCATGGCAGCGGTTCAGCGTCACCTATGTATGCACCTCGACCGGGACGCAGCTGTTCTTGATCTTCAACCACAACGACGTCTCGGGGGCGACCATCCGCATCGACGCCGCGCAGATCGTGCCCGGTTCGGAGCCGTGGCCGTACACGACGGGCTCGACCGAACGCTACGGGACCTCGACGTGGTGGACGCTCGATGCCACGGCCCCCGAGAACCAGGGCGTGAACATGGACTTCCAGGCGGCCGAGCGGGTAGCGGCGGCCGGCGTGCTGCTCTCCGAGGTCAATGCGGCCACCGGGACCCGCCACTGGGTGAGCGCGAAGGCAACGGCTCCGTACTTCCAGTACAACACGCAGAGCCGCGGAACGGTCCCGGCGTCGTCAGAGACGGTCGACGATGACGTGACCGGCTCGACCGGCTGGGACAGCGACCGCGCGCTCGTCGTCAACTCGGCGTCCGCCTCGTGGGGCTCCGTCGGCTACACGCCGAAGTACGCATCGGACAACGCGTCGATCGTCGCGTTCGGCCTCGCGCGGAGGTCGGTATCGGGGGGCCAGTTCATCGATGGCACGGGGGCGCAGGCCTACGCCGACTGGCTGGTCGCCGAGTATCCCACCCCGCGCATCCGGCCGACGCTCACCGTGACAAACCGCTTCCCGAGCCAGCTCCAGCGCGACGTCGGGGACACCGTGACCCTCAACTTCGCGCGCCTCGGCATCTCGAGCGTACAGCACCGCATCCTCAAGGTCTCGACCTCCGTGACCGAGGGCGGCCGGCGCTGGGAG